TCTTTGTTGTCACCACGAACTGTACGAATGAAGTAATCGTTATGCCGTGCGTGAATACCACTAGCGGCGTCCACGAGTTGAGATACAGTACCCGATGGCTTTACACAGGTGATTGCTGCACTCTGAGGTATTCCAAGCATGTTCGCAAACTTCTTGTTGGTATCTACGGCTACCTGACGCATTTCTTCTAGCCAACGCTTGCTGTCTACGTTCTTTGAAAGCACGTGATGATCCATGATACCAGTCAAGGATACGCCTAACAAACGCTCTTCCTCTGTGTTGTCTTTCCATACCTTCCTCAAATACTTGAAGTCTGTCAAGGTAGACTGAAGGGTTCCAAGAATTGTAGCTAAACGAACCTTACTCTTCAAATCATCTAGTGAGTCCGTTTCACGAACAACAACCTCTGACAGATTACAGAACTGATAGCCACGCAGGATAATCTCTGAACACGGGTTCGTTCCCCACATGTGGCCTTGCTCACGGCGTCCGTTGCGGCCTACTTGCTTGTCTGCTGCTTCACGGTTGAACATACCACGCTCACCAGACTTACTGTCGTACAGCGCAAGCCACTCACGCATGAACGTACCCATCTCAGGCTTCTGCTTGTAGGCTACAGAGTTGTTAGCCAACGCACGTTGTGGCTCTGTCTCCCACCACATACCCGACTTGGCGTGTGCCATCTGATCATCGTTCAAGTTAGATAGGCTAATCAAGGCAGAGCGACGAACGCCACCCACAACTACAATCTCACCAATCTTACACATCAAGTCGTGGCATTCGACAGGGAACAACCGACGACCTTTTGCTTTCTTGAATGTTTCTACAACGAACGTAAACAGATCTGCAAGAGGCTGTGGGCCTGATGCACGTCCACCCATAATCTTGAGACGCTCACCTGATGGACGTACGTTTGACATATCCCATGTGGGAATCTGTCCGGCGTACAGTAGCGCGATTAGTTCACGCAAAGCTTTTGCCCATCCCGGCTTACTATCACCTACTGTGATAACGATGCTAGATACGTCAAAATTGTCAGACACCACAGGAAGCTTGTCAACATTCTCTCTCTCCACACTAAAGCCTACACCAGTACCACACATTAAAATATACATACATTCATCGAACGCACGAGGGCTATCGACAGGAATGTAACTACAATTATAGCCGCAGATGTTGTCACGAGCCAACGCTGGCCCTGCAGTCATCATGGCCCTCATAGATGGCATCACATCTAGACTCAGAATACCTTCCCGAATCTGTTCGACTACTTTATTATCTAATTTAAAATTGCACTTACCTTGAACCTGATTGATCATGAAATCGACGTATCGATCCACAGTCTCATCCCAGTTCTCACGACGCTGTTCGTCGTCCAGCCACCGTGCATAGCGTGACTTGTGAATGAATTGTTGATATGGTGTGGGTAACATGTTGCTCATGTCTTATTCCTCTTCTAATGTTTCGATCAGTTTGTTGAGATACCACTGTGCTTTTTCAAGGTCTTGGATTCCGTTTTTGTATCGGTATCGCCAGAGGTATTTGATGATGTTTCCTTGCAGGTAGTATTCATATCCATCGTCTGTCGCCGCCTTGATTGCCTCAATGCACTCGACACCTGCTTGATTGTAGTGTGGCGGACTATTGACAAGATCGACTCCCCCGTATGCTTCTTTACCAGCCTGTTCCAAATGCCTCATGTAATCTTCGTGTCTCATCGGTTATCTCCATCTCCAGATAACTTACCACGCTCCTTACGGCTTTGCAACTTCTTTAGGTTAGCTTCTGCAATAGTCTGCAGGTTCGTTTCAAGAACCTCTGCCATAGCCGCAACGTACCACAAGACATCTCCTAGTTCAGCGCGAAGATCATTTATCTTGTTTGGTAATTCTTCGGGGGTATATCCGTCGCGTACAAACTTCTTGACCTTGTTTGCTATTTCGCCAGCTTCACCAGCCAAACCTAACGCTGTATAGATATAACCGTCTCTTTCAGAAAAGATAGCTGTACGCATTGCTTGCTTTTGATACTCATTTAAATTCATTGTTCTGATCCAAAGTCTACTTTAATTACATTACCTTGAATTGACTTTATGACTCTGGGATCGTCAACTCCAGCCTCATCTAAAATTTCCTGTCCGGTAATACGAAACTTAACTGCCGCTACACCTTGATCGTACAGTTCGTCTGTATGAAACCGTATCATGTCAAGCGCACCTTCTTGTATCAACATAGCAGGGCTGAAGTCTTCATCGTCTTCGTATTCCTTACCAGTTGTGTCGTAAGCTGACAGAGTGAATTCACCATTCCCTGTTGATCTGAGTATGATGTAGTATCTGTCCGGCAGAAGAGATGCCGCTTCCATAGCCTGATGATATTCGTCGTTGCTCATTTCTTATACCAATCTGTGGGTATTGAACCTTCTGCCCACTCAAATCCATGTCGTTCACACCAAGCAGCATACGTCGTTTTGCTACCTTTGTAAATCTTATTCGACGCTCTAAGGAACACAAATCGTATATCAAGGTCTGGGTGTTGCTTCTTTATTAGCACCATCTTAACACGATCATCTTTAGTCAGGTGGCCTTTAGCTTCTACATATATATTACTGTCAGGCAGATAGAAGTCGGGAGTATAGTTACGAGGCTCTGGTATGTACTTGAACTTTTCGTTTTCGTATTCGAAAGGAACGTTGTTGTCTATAAGTGTACGTGCCAGATTCAGTTCGAACTGTGATCTGTATCCTGCTTTTTTCAAAATTCTATTCCTATTGAATGTAACCGCTTTATTAAGTACCCTGCCAGTTTGGGGGATAGTCTTTCTATATTGGTAAGTTCGATTGTTAAAGGGTGCATCGGCACACATACATAAGCCCCGCCAAATGATGTTCTGCTAATCTTCTGTAGCTGTTCTTCTACAGTCTTTATGTCTCGTACCTCAGTCTCAGCTTGAAGCTGTCCTGTCTTGCTGTAGTTTTCAACCAATGTGAGGGGTAGCCCATTTTGATGTATTCGCATCTGGGCTACCCGTCTCTCTCCCCCACTCTTACCGACTGACTCTATAAAAATATGATACAAATTTTTGTTCATATTCATCAGTTCGGTTTCGTAGTTCTTTACAAACAAGTAAGGCATCACACTGCTTTCTTTTTAAGAGTCGAGTACCAAACTTGCGGCGGACTCTTTGCTCGTGAGGTTACCCTGTCGTGCAAGACAGCGTTAGGCCAACAGTGAGAACGATATCCACACATGCTACATTGTTGTGGCAGTACAGTGTTACCTGTCTTAACTATCTCACCGCTTACCTTGTACGTCTCAGCCTCTGCCTTATACGGCTTGAAAGGCTTCACGTCAGGATTAGTCAGGAAACGAACACGTTCCTCTGCATCCTTCAGATACGGCTCCTTGTCATCTTGTGACCAGTCAGGAACCTCAACGATGGCTACCTGTCCGCTCGACTTGTTGACAACGATCCAGCCGCCAAATGGCATACCCACTGCCTCACTGTACAAGAAGCCCTGCATAACATAGCCAAAGGGGTCTTCTTCTTTTAGTTTGTCGTATCCACCAAGCCCTGTGAACTTGTAGCGAAACGCCCAATCACTTGCGGACTTGATATCCCAGACCTTCTCTTGGCCTGTTTCATCCCTGATGATAACATCAAGGGTTCCTTTCACAGTCTCATCACCCAGCTTCAATTCAACAGGCCGCTGGTAGTCTACGATGTCTACACCAGCCTCTTTCATAATCAGCATCAGGATCGACTCTGTGAGATCGCCAAACATAAATCTGAACAGGGTGTTGTATTCCATCTCTTCCTTGATGCCATGCTTGTCTAGCACCTGCTGACAAAGCGGACGCCCCAAGCCAGACATACGGATACGGAAATCACCCCGTTCAGTTGTAAGTTGTTTAACTACAGAATCACTACATTCCTGCTTGAACGCAGAAAGAGTCTCAGGGGAGACGGTAGTTTCCCCCCTGAGAGCCTTGATCATATAGTCTTGTATTTTAAGCAGCGTTAGCATCATCAAAGTCCGCTGCTAGATCGATGTCGTCATCGTCAGCGATAAGCTTTACAGCTTCACGATGCTGATTCATTACGCTTTCGTTATGCCCCTTCACGGTTTCCGCGAACATAGACATAAGTTGCTTGTCTTCATCAGTGATCGTAACTTCACTTTCCAGAGCCGGAACAGGCGTCCAGAAAGTAACACTGCCGTTCTTGTGACGGTGTGTATTAAGGGAGACTTTACACTTCTGCATAAGCTTCTTCTGCTTAGACAGACCGTTAATGAAGTCGTTGATTGGTTTGAAGCCCGAACGCTTGAAGTA